GTTCGATTCTGGAATGGATCTATCACTCTTGTACCAGATGTTGATGTCTGGATCGATGTTAATAGACTAGAGACCAGAACTATAGAGAATGAAGGAGCATTTGGGGCAATCGCTTCTGCACTTCAGGCTGAAATAACTACTGCAGAAGATGGAAGTAGAATTGGTGTTACCCCTATTCAGTGGGATTCCTGGGAAACTGTAGGTATTAATGTTGATATGAATACTACCAGGGCTGACCAGGGAACAGGACGAGCGGTGTGGTTGGGCCCGGATCAACTACGAGAAGCTGGAATCACCAACGGCCGTTGGGGTGGAACTGGTAACATTACCACCATCAGAAACACCACTGCTCTGGATCAACAAAGAAGTGGTTCTCAGTCTACGGTTACAGAGGTTATTAATAACGAAACTCTTGGTGATAGGGTTGTAAGTAGAGACTTGGTCCACTTCCTCAGATCTCGTAATATTGAATTTACTGGAAAACATCTGAAGCCATTCACTCAAGTTTATTCTTTCTTTGATGGTGTAGATGTTAATGATTTCTCCTTCAATAAGTTGGTTGAAATTGAAATGATTACTGGAACATTCTTAGTAACTGAAACTGTTATTGGTGAAATGTCCACATCAAATAGTACTGAGAATGTTGAAACAGTAACATTACCCTCAATTTCATTCAGAGTTGCCAACTCCAATCATAAGTATGGTCCTTACAATGATCCAACTGATGTTTTTGATAATAACCCATATGATAGGGAAAATCAGATTCCTGCATCGTATTCGGAAACTTCTTCGGTTTTGAATATTGATACTTTCAGTCTTCAGAATGAAAACCAACCAGCATTTGAGGGTAGAATTAGACCTGGTATGATTCTTACTGGTACATCCAGTGGGGCAACTGCTAGAGTTAGTAATGTTAGATTACTTACCGATAGAGTAGGTGCATTGATTGGTTCATTCAGAGTTCCTGATGTTTCCGACAGCAAGAATCCTGTATTTGAAACTGGTAGATCTACTTTCAAACTTACAAATGATCCAACCAATAGTCCTGTAGAAGGTCTTGCAACAACTGCTAGTGAAGAGATCTTCTACTCTGAAGGTAGTATTGATAATACACAGGAAGTAACACTTTCCCTTAGAAATGCAAGAGTTGAAGTTAATAGTGACTTTACTGAGAGTAGAAACCTCTCAGATAGTGATACAGCTGTAGTAACAGAGAATCTTACAATCATGACTGGGCCCCCTCCGGGGAATGACCCTCTTGCACAAACATTCTTTGTTGATGACGAAACTGGTGTATTCCTTACTAAAGTAGATGTTTTCTTCCACACTAAGGATGATGTTCTTCCTGTTATTGCACAAATTAGAGAAACTACAATTGGTACTCCAAATCTAAAAATTCTTCCATATTCTGAAGTTGAAATTGAACCAAAGGATATTATTACTTCTACAGATGGAACTGTTGCAACAACAATTACTTTTGAATCACCCGTATATGTTAAAGGTCAAACTGAATATGCTGTTGTTCTACTTTCCGCCTCTCTAGAATATAGAGTATGGATTTCTAGATTGGGTGAAGCTGACGTTAGAACTCTGGGACAAGAAGCAGGACAGATTCTTGTTTCAAAACAACCAGTTCTTGGTTCACTCTTCAAGTCACAAAATGCAACTGTTTGGACACCAAGTCAATATGAAGATTTGAAGTTTATTCTGTATAGAGCAAACTTTACAGGACAAGGTTTTGTTGGTTTCTACAATCCAGAACTTCCAACTAATCTTTCACGTATTTCTAAAGATGCTATTACTATCAAATCAAGAAACATTAGTGTTGGTATTGGAACCACAATTCAAGATACAGACCTTGAGTTTGGTAATACTATTTTACAGGTGGGCCAAACTGGTACCGGTACATTAGTTGGTTATGCAGGATCTGCGACTTCAACACTTACAATTACAAATACAGGAATTGGTTATACTCCATCTGCTGGTGGATATACTTTTACTGGTGTTGCTCTTACTTCAATAACTGGTAGTGGTTTAAATGCAACTGCGGATATTTATATTGAGAGCGGTGTTGCAGCTGGTGCTACTATCAATCAAGGTGGTAAAGGTTACGCAGTCGGTGATGTTCTCAGACCATTGACAGTTGGTAATACACAACTCGGAAGAAACATGAAACTCTCCGTTGGTGAGATTTCTGGTAATAACGAACTGATTGTTGATAATGTTCAAGGTGAGTTTGATACTTCTACTCAACTCTCTTATATCAACAATACAGGTGTTACTACTGCTCTTAATTTCAGTGTTGGTGGAAATGCAATTCCAGTTTCACCGATCAGAGTTAATAATGATGGATCCCATATAAAAGTATTCCAGAGAAATCATGGAATGCATACAAGAATCAACCAGGTTACACTGTCTAATGTCTCATCCGACGTTCCTCCAACTACTCTAAGTGTTGAATATCAAGGAACTAGTACTGGTGACATCAATATTGGAAACTCTGCTGAATTTAGCCAGTTTGAGGGTGTTGGCGTTGGAACTACTAATTTGGGTTATGCTAAAATTGGTAATGAAATCATTTCTTACAAAGGAGTTACTAGTAATACTTTAACGGATATTATTAGAGGTGTTGATAATACTCAATCAACCACTCACTATTCCTCAGATTTGGTTTATAAGTATGAACTTGATGGTATTTCACTAAGAAGAATCAATAAAACTCACAGTCTTGGAGACGTAACTGTAACAGATCCTATTGGACTTGATTACTATAATATTAAGATTGATATGGATGATATTGATTTTGGTACTGATAGGGGACTTGGTTCAGTTCTTGGTGCAAAATACTTCACCGAAAATACTAAGGCTGGTGGAAACAATGTAAAAGGTACTTATAATTTACCTTTCAACCTGATGATTCCCAAGATCAATACTATCCAACCAAGAGGAACTAATATTATCCTTCAGGCAAGAACAATCTCTGAAACCAGTATTTCTGGTAGAGAAGCCTCTTATATTGATAAGGGATACACACAAGTTACAAACTTCCAGAAAAATTACTTTGAAGATCCTAGAATGATTGCTTCTCGAATTAACGAGAATACATATCTTATCACTCAACCTGGTAATAAGTCATTCACCGTAGGTATTAATTTATTTTCATCTGATAATAGATTATCACCAGCAATCGATCTTGATAACTCTTCTATCGTATTTGTAACTAACAGAATTAACAGTCCAATTATAAATTACGCAACTGATCCTAGAGTTAATACTTCTGTTGATGATCCACATAATTTCGTTTATGTAAGTAAGAATGTTCTTCTAGAAAATCCAGCAAGTGGTTTGAAAGTTTATTTGGATGCATACATCTCTAAGTATAATGATGTTAGAGTATTCTATGCATTAGATCAGGAAGATTCATTGGCAGAAGAAACTGTTTTTGTTCCATTCCCAGGTTATGGAAACTTTGATGCCTCTGGAAATATGATTAGTCAATCTGACAATGATGGTTCTTCTGACAATAATATTCCTAAGTATGATGATTTGGTTATTCAGAATCCTACTATTGATCAGTTTAGAGAATATACATTTACCAATGATAATCTTTCCGCATTTAAATCATTTAGGATCAAGATTATCGGAACATCGACTAACCAGTCGATTGTTCCACAACTTAGAAATCTACGCGCAATCGCTTTAGCTTAAATGACAATGTTACCAATTGAAGGTAAGGATGGGTATTTCAGAGATACCCATTCTAATGCTATAATTAACAAGAATGGGAATGATTTCAACAATTATATGCTGAATCATAAAAAACTCAATTCAGATAAAGAAAGAATTAATTCTATTGAGTTGGAACTTAATGGAATCAAAGGTGATCTGGGTGATATTAAAATGATGTTTCAACATTTTATGGATAAACATAAATAGAGAAAAAGTGTTCTATAAATGGCCAAACCCGCTTCTAGACAACAACTAATAGATTACTGTAAGAGGCAGTTGGGTTATCCTGTCTTGGAGATTAATGTTGCCGATGAACAAATTGAAGACTTAGTGGATGATACGATTCAGTTGTTTAATGAAAGACATTTTGACGGTGTTGAAAAGGTATTTCTCAAGTATCAAATAACTCAAGACGATATTGATAGAGGACAGGCAAGACCACCTGGTTCAGGTAGTAATCAGGTCGGAATTGCCTCTACAAGTGCAACTACAAGTATTGTAGGGAATACGGCAACATTTACATATTATGAAAATAGTAATTATTTGCAGGTTCCACCAGATGTTATTGGTATTGAGAAGATTTTTCAATACAATAATACTGTTGGGTCTGGTATGTTTAATGTAAAATACCAGTTTTTCCTAAATGATATATTTGGTCTTTGGGGTGGAATTACAGCAGCCTCTGGATATGACATGTTGTCGTATTCAATGACCATGAGTTACCTGGAGACGATGAATTTCCTTCTGAATACTCATAAACACATCAGATTTAATCAGAGACAAGATAGATTATATCTCGATATTGATTATTCTACAGTCAGTAAAGGTGAATTCTTGATTATTGAGTGTTATAGAGCCATGAATGGGACAGATTATACCAGAATTTGGAATGATTCATTCATCAAACCCTATCTTACAACCTTAATTAAGAGGCAATGGGGTCAAAATATGATGAAATTTCAAGGTGTTAAGTTACCTGGTGGAATTGAATTGAATGGTAGACAAATGTATGAGGATGCGGAGAGAGAATTGGAAGTAATTAAAGAAAAAATGTCCACTACTTATGAAGTTCCTCCGATGGACATGATTGGTTGATATGTTAAATCCATTTTTTCAACAAGGGGTACAATCCGAACAAAATTTAGTTCAAGATCTTATCAATGAGCAGTTGAGGATGTATGGTGTTGAGGTATATTATATGCCTAGACAATATGTGACTAAAAATAGTGTCATTAAAGAGGTCATTCAATCAGAATTCAAAAATTCTTATCCGATTGAGGCATATGTTGATAGTTATGAGGGATATGGTGGTCAAGGAACACTTTTGAGTAAGTTTGGTATTCAAAATTATGATGATTTAAAAATTATTATCTCAAAAGAGAGATATGAAGAATATATCTCACCGTTAAGTGAAGACGTTCCATATAATGAATTGACATCAAGACCCAAAGAAGGTGATTTGATATATTTTCCTCTTGGTGATAGGTTATTTGAGATTAAATATGTAGAACATGAACAACCTTTTTACCAATTACAAAAAAACTACGTTTATACACTGTCTTGTAGTCTCTTCCGTTATGAAGACGAGGTTATTGATACAGGTGTTGATACTATTGACGATGAAATCGCACAGATCGGTTATATTCAGACACTTCAACTTATCGGTGTAGCCATAACTGCGACTGCAAGTGCAGGAATTTGTAGTGCTGGGTCTGTAGGACAAGTATTCATAACTAATATGGGTAATGGGTACACAAGTGCTCCTACTGTGGGATTTTCTTCCGCACCTGCAGGAGGTGTTACTGCAACGGGTATTTCCACAATCACTAATGAGTATGTCAACTGTAGTGGTATAAATGGTGGAAAAGTTCTTGCTGTTAGACTTACAAATACAGGATGTGGTTATACAGTTACACCAGAGATTAAATTTGTTCCTACGGATACTAGTGGGGCAGGAGCTGCAGCTACTGTGTCTCTTGTCGATAGAGCAGTTAATACTACTACGATAACTGGTGCGGGTTCTGGTTACATTACCCCACCAACAGTTACATTCTCTACTCCAAAACATGTTGGTGCTGCTGCTACTGCTGTTTTAGATACTCCTATGGTTGGTGGTGGAGTAAGTATTACTTCTGCACCGATTAGTATTGGATCTTCTTCTTATCTATTCCCAGGTGGAACAACAGGTGGTGTATTCTATAAAACGGCACCTACGGTAACATTTAGTCTTCCATCAGGTGGTGGTAATGGTGCAGAAGCAACTTCTACCTTAGATGATATTAGTGTAACTGGTGGAACAGTTTTAAGTGTTGGAATTACTACTGGTGGAAGATTCTATACAAGTGCTCCTATAGTTACCTTCTCTTATCCTACTGGATCATTTGGTGCTGATGCAACAGTTGGTTTAGCAGGTTCTTCTATAGACCCTGGTTCTGTAGCATTCAGTACTACTGGTAGGGCGTATACTACAGCACCAACAGTTGCAATATCTACTTCTGGTACACAAATTGCTCCATTAGTAGTTTCTGTTGGTATTGCTACTATTCATCCTATAACTGGTATAGTTACTGCAGTTGGATTTAATTCAACAACAGATCCTTGGTGTGTTGGAACTGGTGCTACTATAGGTATTGGATATACTGTTGCACCTAATATTAATTTCTATGGTGCTACTGCTCAATATAGAGCAACAGGAACTGCCACAATTGATATAGATGGTCAAGTCGATTCTGTTTCTGTAGCAACTAGTGGTTATGGATATGATACTGCTCCAACTGTTACAATAGCTGGACCAGCTGGTATTCCTGAACAATTTAGGGCACTTGGTGTTGCCACAATGAGATATGATTCTATTGAGACTTCAGGAACAATTGGTGTTGGATCTACCTATATTACAGGAATTACGACTACAAATATTTACATTGGTGATAGAGTTAGATTAGCTAGTGGATATGATAACCATCTTGTTAACTTTATTGCAACCGATAGTTATGTATCTCAAATTGGTATAAACACCATTTATATGTCTTCGACATCATTTAATGTTGGGATTGCAACATCAGCATTTGAATTTGGTATCGATAAGTGTGGTATTGTCACAGGTATTGGTATTACCTATGGTGGAGGTGGATATCTTACTCCTCCGACAGTCACTATTCAAAATGACCCAGAGATTAAAAACTATGTTGAATTGATTGCTGGAATTACAACTGCAACTGGAGTTGCTTATATGAATTCTGCAGAAACAATTACAGGAATTGGTATTTCTAACTCTGGAGTTGGATATATTATTGTACCAGAGATTACAATTGGAAGCCCAGTTGGAGCTGCTGGAACTGTTGGTGTTGGAACATTTATATTTAATGAGGTTGTAATTGGTGCTACTTCTGGAACAACTGCAAGGGTTAAAGAATATACGAAATCTACTGCTCAACTTGAAGTTTCTATTGTTGATGGAACATTTGTACCAGGTGAAAGTATCTACGGAACGGAATCTGGAGCAATATATTTGATGAAGTCACAGAATATTGATGATCTTGTCACACCATTTGCAGATAATGATAATATCGAAATAGAAGGTGATAAAATTATTGATTTCAGTGAAACAAATCCCTTTGGGATGCCTTAATCTAAATAGTTAGTAATACAGAGTAATATAATGTTTGATTATTTCTACAATGAAGTATTCAGATCCATCATTATCGGATTTGGTACTCTTTTCAATGGAATAGAAGTTCATCATAAAGATGGTAATGATGATACGTTCAGTGTCATCCAAGTTCCTCTTGCGTATGGACCTAATCAAAAGTTTCTTGCCAGAATGGAGCAAGAGTCTAATCTGAATCGCCCTGTTCAAATCACTCTTCCAAGAATATCTTTTGAGTTTACTAATCTTCAGTATGATCCAAGTAGAAAAGTAACACAAACACAGACAATTGTAACCGAAACACCTGATGGAACTGTAAAGAAGGTATATGTTCCAGTTCCATATAATATGACGATTCAACTTTCAATTATGACAAAGTTGAATGATGATATGTTACAGATTGTGGAACAAATTTTACCATACTTCCAACCTGCATATTCTCTTCCTATTAAATTTTTAGGTAATTTGAATGAAGTCAAATATGTACCTGTCAATCTTGATAATATTGTGATGGAAGATGATTATGAGGGAAATTTTGATACTAGAAGAGCACTTGTATATACATTAACCTTTACAGCAAAAACATACGTTTACGGTCCTGTTAGTGATGTTACCGGTAACATCATTGATAAGGTTTCTGTTGGTTACATTGCTGGTTCTAGGGGCTCTAGAGGTGCAGAAAGAGATATTACCTATCAAGTCACTCCAAGAGCAACCAAGAATTATGATGGAGACGTTGCAACTCTGTTGAAAGAAAATGTTGATATTGAGGAAAGTGTTATTGAGGTTGATGATGCTTCAGGTATCCCAGCCAAGTCTTACATCGCTATTGGTAAGGAATCGATGTATGTCAAGTCTAAGAGTGGTAATAAACTAATTGTTGACAGAGCGAAGGATAATACACCTCTTGAGACTCATCTATTAGGTGATCCAGTTGGTTTGATTACTGTAGAAGATAGTGCTCTGATTGATATTGGAGATAACTTTGGTTTTGATGGTGGTATTTTCTGAGGATTGACTCATGTCTAAAAATTATGATGAATTGGACCAGGTTTTCGATGTATCTTCTGCAGAAATAGAAAATACATCCATAGAGACTATTAAAGAAGAAAAAATTGAAAAGGTATCTTCCCAAGTAAATCACGTTAAAAAAGATTATGAGTATACCAGAGGTAACTTGTATTCTATCATTGAAAAAGGACAAGAAGCAATTGATGGTATTCTTGAACTTGCACAAGAAAGTGAGATGCCAAGAGCATATGAAGTTGCAGGTCAGTTAATTAAGAATGTTGCCGATGCGACAGATAAACTTCTTACACTCCAACAAAAATTGAAAGATGTGAATGAAGATAGAGAAGTTAAAGGACCAACTACAGTCAATAATGCATTGTTTGTTGGTTCAACTGCTGAATTACAAAAATTGTTGAAACAGAATACACAAGATAAATAGTTAAAAAAATTATGACAGCAACTCCCGTAGTAAATATTGTAATACCACAGGCGGCAGATTTTAGTCAGACATTGACTAAGAAGAATAGTGATGGTTCTGCATTTAATTTAACTGGATATAGTGGAGAAGCAGTTCTCAAGAAACATCCAAGTTCTACATCATCCACTTCTTTTAGTGTAGGTATTACTTCTTTGACTGGTCAGGTTACCATATCTTTAACTGACACACAGACACTTACATTAGATTCGGGAAGATATCGATATGATGTGAGATTAACTGCAAGTGACGGAACAATTTCAAGAATGGTTGAAGGTTCTGCAATGGTAAGCGCAGGAATTTCTACTTGATATATGGAAGAATTTTTGGATAATAAATAGTGAAAAGGGAGAGAAATCCCAAAGTATATTTACTAATAAAATGTCTAACAAAGAGGATCTACCATCAATAAACGAATATCTAGAGGATAGTAACTTACCCTCATATAAAGATTTTATAGAAGAAAAACATCAACTTCCATCAGTAGAAGATTACACTTCAAAATCGTCCAAAGAAGAAATTTTGGTCGAGGAAACAGTAAAAGATATTGGCCATGTTTTGTCAGAGACTACTCCAGAATGGACAGAATTGGTACGTCTCGTTAATGATTTAAGAAAAGAGATACCAGAAATACCAGAAATAAAATATTATGATGAAGAATTAAGTAATTTAAGTAATAAACTAACTCATATTGAGGATTATTTTACACAGTTTGATCAAAAAAGTAATAAAATTGATGACTTAGATGTAAAGAATGAGCACCTTGAGGAAAAATTAACTGAAATTGAATCAAAAATACCTGAAATTCCAGTAATACGGTATTATGATCATGATATTTCACATATTAATGATAAAATAACACAGTTAAGGGAAGATGTATTATCTTTGCCCGAGATTAAACACTACGATAGTGATATAGCTTCTCTTGTAGAGGAAATTAATAAAGTAAAATCGAGAGATGTTCCCGATTTTAGGTGGATTGGTAATACTTTTAATACTATTGACGAAGATTTTACTAGAGTTCAGGGACATCTTGATGTAATTAAAGAGAAGATATCTTTTGAGGTGTCAGAACTCAATGAGAACATTCAAGTAAATAATTTTGAACAAAATGTAAATGTCAAAAATCTTAAAGATAATATCAGCGAAAAAATTGATCAGACTAATAATCAATTAACTGAAACTAAAGATAAGATATATTCTGAACTGAGTAAATCATCATTAAAAATTTGGGAATATCATAGAGAGTTTAAGGACGATGATAGAAAATTAAAGAAAGCAATTCTCAGTGAGCAGAATAAGTTAAAACAGAAGTTAGAAAAAGATATTACTTCTGTTAACGAACAAAGTACTAAAACAGATGAGACTCTCTTAAAGTTTTTTAATGAACTTAAAGAGGAAGTGAATTCACTTCCAGAAGTCAAATATTATGATAATGAATTATCTTCTATCACAAAAGATATTGATTCTTTAAAAGTAACTGTTAGTGAACTTAGAGGTATTGCTTCATTAATTAAGAAAGACCAAAAACAGTTACAAGAAAATTATCTCCTTAATGAACCACCATCAGTAAAAGAAAAGACAGGTGGACAAACTGATCCATTAACACCACTTGATCAGAAGTTTGCAACTCTTGATGATCTATCAAATCATTATAGATTATTCATTAATAGGATCACTACTCAACTCTCAACAATGGGCGGTGGTGGAGCAGGATTCCTCAAAGATCTTGATGATGTTAGTTTTGATCAGACAACAGGAACTAATAAACTTCTAATTTATAACGGATCTAAGTGGGTAGGTATTGCTAGTACTGCGATTAGTGGGGAAACTACAAATATTAGTATTGCAGGATCTATAACTGCTGCTGAAGGATTTTTCTCTGGTAATCTAAGTGTTGGTGGAACAATTACTTATGATGATGTCACACATGTAGACTCTCTTGGTCTTAGTACCTTTAGAAGTGGTATTGAAGTCAACACTGGGACAGCAACAACTGCCCTTTTAGTTCGTGGTGATGCAAGAATCACGGGAATTCTGACAATTGGTACTGCGTCTATTACTATTGATGGAGATACTGAAACTATTACAACTGGAATTGTCACTATTACCAACTCTCAGGTAAATATTGGTAGTAATGTAGTAATTAATTCTGGTGCCACTGGTATTAACTCTGCACCAAATGTTTTTTATGTTGCCAAAGACGGTAATGATACTAATAATGGAACATCTATTGATAATGCAAAATTAACTATTGCAGCAGCAGTTGGAGTTGCTAACTCAGGATCAACAATTAAAGTTTTATCTGGAAATTATGTTGAGCAAAATCCTATAGAAGTTCCTGCATTTATATCCATTGTTGGAGATGATCAAAGGGCAGTAAAGGTGCTTCCTAATACAACAAATAAAGATTTATTCCATGTAAGAAAGGGTGTTAAATTAGCAAGTATGACCTTTAGTGGACATACTGCACCTGCAGCTGCTGTCGGATTTCCCACTACTGAAATTGCAGAAAATGTAGGTGGTGGTAAATGGAAAGGACCATATATTCAGAACTGTACAAGTGATACAACTACTGGAGTTGGTATTCGGATTGATGGAAAACAAGCAAGATCATTGAAATCAATGAATGTTGATTCGTTCACTCAATACAATCAAGGTGGAGTTGGTGTTGCTGTTACTAATGGTGGATTCGCTCAGTTAGTTTCTGTATTCACAATATGTTGTGATGAAGCAATTTCATGTGATGCTGGTGGACAAGCAGATCTTGCAAATAGTAATTGTAGTTTTGGAACAAAAGGACTAGTTTCTCGTGGAACTGGTGCATTACAATTTACAGGTAGTGTTAGTTCTAGTGCTGCTATATCTCAAGATAATGTTACTGTTAATTTAAGCACTCCAACTTTAAATATATCTAATTTTCAATATACTCATCAAACAGGTGTAGCTACGGTTACCACAACTGCAGATCATAATTTTTCAGTTGGAATGGGAGTAACACTTGCTGGTATTGCTGTTACTTGTGGTGCTGGTAGGTCAGAACATACATTTGTAAGTGGTATTACAAGTGCTATTACTGCTAATACATCTGCAAAATATACTGCATCTAGTGGTACAACATATGATCCATTAACAGGAGTAATGGTAATAGGAATTGGATCTCATAGTCTTACTACTTCCAATACAATTACTATTGATAATGGAGGTCTTACCTTTACTTGTGATGCTGATAGTAATGCAACTGAACATGTATATCCAAGAGCAACGGATCCTATATCAGGAATAAGTACTGCTATTACTGCTGTATCTGCTACAACTATTACTGTTAATGTTGGTGCTGTGGGTAGTCAAACTAAAACTTATCCATATCAAAATCCTTATGTTTTTGAAGTAGATGAAACTCCTACTGTTAGAAAATTTGTAATTAATGTGGGTGTATCTAAGCATATTCATAATTATGTTTCTGGTGGAACTGTAAAGGTTGATATAGATAGGCCTTATGATGGTCAGGTTGCTTATTTTGATACCTTATATAAAACTGTACAAAGTATTACCGTTGATTCAGGTGGAACAGGATATACATCAACTCCAGAAGTTACAATAGACAATTCTCCAACTGGAGAAACTGCTACTGCATTTGCAACTTTAGAAGGTAATTCTGTTTCTTCTATTACTATTATTAGTAGTGGTAATCAATACACTTCAACACCAAGTGTAACTATTAGTGGAGGAGGTGGATCTGGTGCGTCTGCAACTGCTAATATGTCGTCCATTTATTACACAATAAATAGTTCAACCCCAGTAGTATCTGGAATATCTACTCTGACTCTTGACACAAATTTACTTAACACAGTCGGTGTAGGATCTACAGTTTACTTTTTCCAACAAAGTAAAATTATTGCAAGTTCACATACCTTTGAGTATGTGGGTACAGGTAATAATATTACATCTGCTACTCCTAAAAGAGGGGGTGTTACAATTCAAACGAACGAGGTTGTAAGTCAAAATGGTGGTAAAGTAATCTATACCAGTACTGATCAGGCAGGAAACTTTAGGATTGGTGACGACTTACAAATCAATCAAAATACTGGTACAATTAGCGGTAGAGCATTCTCGAAGAGTTTATTCTCTGAAATAACACCTTTCATCTTAGCACTTAGTTAAATGGCACAATTAGCACTTAATAGATTTCAAACAGTTACCCTAAGTATCACCGATAGTGATTCTACACCATACACTGCACCTGTAGGTTACACTGCAATCGTTCTATATGCTCACATTACGAACGTGACAACTAGTGCAACATCTTTTACCATATCTCATGTCAGAAGTTCCACCACAACTGAAATTGTAAAAGACGTAATAGTTCCACCAAATGATGCATATATTCCTTTAGATGGAAAGTTGGTTCTTGAAACAAATGATTCAATAAAAATTGTAGCGAGTGCCAATAGTAGTCTGAAACTAATTCTTAGTATTTTGGAGACCGCAAACTAATGCCACGTTTAATTAGTCAAAAGAATTTTGAAAATATTACTGTCAATAGTTTGACGACAACGGCAACTAGTCAGGTCCCTTTAGATGTGTTTGATGTTGATAGATTTCGTTCTGCAAGATATCAAATACAAGTAACCAGCGAAAGTAATTACCATACAGTAGAATTTATTGTAGTCCATGATGGGACAATAACCTATAATACAGAATATGCCATTATTAAAACAAATAGTGTTTTGGCAACTTTTGATAGTGATATTTCAACTGGAAACGTGAGACTTCTAGTCACACCATCCTCAAGTTCATCAACTACATTCAAAACTATAAGAACCACAATAAATACCTAAATAATAAAAACTCCTGACCAACAATCAAATTCTGGTGCCGCAAAACCAACTTACGTTTCAACAAATCCTAAAAAGAAAATGAAAGAACCAATTGATAGTAATATTGAGGAAGCTGTAAGAATTCAGGCTAAGACTGGAAATATTTACTTGATTAGTTTTGTTTGGAAGGGAAAGTATATGAATATCAAAGTTTTCTTCCCTACAGTTGGTAGACCTTCTAAAGAGCAAGTAACTGATGTTCTGAATAAGATATATCCTGGATGTATGGTTCAGAGATATGACTTTGCTCCACAACAACCTGGTGATCTTCTTCTTCATGTTGAAGAAAATGATCTATGACAACTGACGAATAATTTATAGATATTGTTATGAATAATGCTGACATATATTTGGGCAACCCGAACCTTAAGCGGGCAAATACTTCTATTGAGTTTACTCAGGAGAATATTGAAGAATATATTAAGTGTAAAGAAGACCCTGTTTATTTTGCCAAGAACTATGTTCAGATTGTTACCTTGGATCATGGTCTTCAACCATTCAAGATGTATGACTTCCAGGAAAAACTGGTAAAGAATTTTCACGAAAAGAGATTTAATATTTGTAAGATGCCGCGGCAGACTGGTAAGTCTACTACCGTGATAGCTTTCTTGTTGCATTACGCTATTTTTAATGATAGTGTCAATATTGGTATTCTTGCTAACAAGGCATCTACTGCAAGAGAACTTCTCGGAAGGTTACAAATTGCTTATGAGAACTTACCTAAATGGATGCAACAAGGTATTCTATCATGGAACAAAGGAAGTCTGGAGTTAGAGAATGGCAGTAAGATATTGGCAGCTTCTACATCTGCGAGTGCTGTCCGAGGTATGTCGTTTAACATCCTCTTCCTCGATGAATTTGCGTTCGTTCCAAACCATATTGCAGACTCATTCTTTAGT